CTCCGCAACGTCGGCGGCAGGTATGCTCTCTATCCCATAACGGGCCTCACGCAAGCACTCACTAACTGCACTGTGGGCTTGGTAGTCAAACATAGAACCGTAGTCAACCGGATTGATCTTTTCCAGTAGATTTAGGACAGCCGCCTTCTCGATGTACTCCTTCATTCCTGCTCCCTCCTGATCTTCTCCAACTCTTCATCTGTCAGCGTCCTGTTATACGAAAAAAAACCTTCTCCTGAGCAACGATTTGGACATGCCAGACACTCGCACCCGTTGTCGTTGCTGAATTCGTTCACTCTGAACGGACAGCTATGGTTAAAACAATCAGCCATCAGGTTTCCTCCTCTCCCTCCGGCAGGCGGCAGTAGGCTTTGAACCTATACCCCCACTCTTCGCACAAGGTTTCCCAAGTCATCAGCTCCTCAGATCCAAAGAACAGAACCCCGAAAGGCGTTACTTTCCCCCAGTCATTCAACGGGGTAAACCAAATATACCGTTCTTTCTTGGCATCCTCCAGCTTCAGCGGCTCGTTCGGCGGGGGGAGGGTAGGATCTCCCTCCAATTCAGAAATTAGCATATCAATGATTTGAGCCGCTTGATGATATGTATCAGTGTTTCTCCATGCGTCAGCGGCTTTCTTTGCTAAAAGAATAATTTCATTTCGTCTCATCTTCTAACCCACCCTTGTCCATGCGAGCGCCGCAGTTGGGACAGTAATTATAAAAACTCTGTATGATATTTCCTTTATCATCTTCACCAAATCCACCACAACAAGAACAAAATGTATTTTCGATCCATCTTCCATGCCGCACCTCCGCAACATCGGCGGCTGGCTCATGCGCAATATCCCAAGCAGATACCATTTCTGAAAAGCACCCGGACACTTCTACTGCTTTTTTCAGAACAGCTTCCCGTTCTATGTACTCCTTCATTTCTTACCCCTATATAATGGATCCTCTGCTTCCTTTGTAGGATTATAGACCACGACCATTGAAGGGAAAGGTGCACAATCCCCTGCAACACCTTCATCTGTGAACCGAAGCCGCCCACGGACAAAATGAATTTCGGCCTTACCATAAATATAATCGTGAAAATATGCTGTGTCTGTTCTGGCTGGAATAAGCAACACAATAGGATAACTCATAACCTGAGCTTCCTCATAAGCCTTTTTAACCCATTTCCCGATTTCACGCCCATAGGGTGGATTACAGAAAACCGCACCACCACGATCCCAACTTTTAAAAAGCCCATCTGTTTCAGGAGTATAATATAGAGGACATTTTACTGTCTTATCAGTAGCCGCAGGATCAAGCACAAAGTGAAATTTTTTATTTAATTTATTAAAAAAGTCTACCGGAGTACACCAATCCATTTTCTTAGAGGATAAAAGTACCTTATTCATAACTTTTTATTATCCTTTCTTTTCATATACAAAGCATATCAACTATCATTTTCCTTTTCTTCATCC